ACCCGCGAGGTCGGCACGCGTGAGGTCGGCACGCGTGAGGTTGGCACCCGCGAGGTTGGCACCCGCGAGGTTGGCACCCGCGAGCTTGGCACCCGCGAGGTCGGCACGCGCCTCAACAGCGATTTGAAGTGCCGCCTTTACGTGCAATTCCTCCGGAGTATAGCTTGGAATGTCGGCGGTGAAGAGAACCTTCGCGCCTAGACTTGCTCGTGTCCTAAGTTCAAATTTCATTTGTTTCCCTTATCAGTGGGGTTGTAGCAGTGGCTCACCCAGGGCTCGCCGGCGCCGCGCTGCGCGACTCGAGCCGTGTCGGTCACGGCTCTACCTCCGTCCACTGCGTGACGCGAAAGCGCCCGAAGGGACCGCGTTTCTCAGGTCTGAAATCACCGATTCCGATGGACTGCCCGGCTTCATTGAGCAACTGGTGCGCCATCTCCACGGATAGCAGTTCATCGTCGATGTGAACGAGAAATCGCGCCTCCCACTGATTGAATCGTGGGCGAAAGCGCATCACGCGACCTTTCGTGCTCGGAATGGTGACGGGCCGCGCATCGACCTCGAAATCCGTCGCTGGGCCGGCACCATTGAGGATTGTCACGGCATCGGCATCCATGCGCACTGCACTGGGTACGACGAAACGCAGAGATTTGCGCGTGCCGGTGGCCTTGTGGGAGGAACCCGCATTCCCCATCGAACTCGGAATGGCGAATGCGTTGAAATAGAACGAACCGTCCTCTGCGATATAGGCGGCCTTCTGCGCTTCTGTGCGCGGATCTCGATCCTTCACTTCGATGCGCCGAGTCTTTTTCGCAACTTCGGCTTCCGCGCTGAAGCGATGAATTAACAACGGTGTGATGCCGCGCGAATTTCAACTTCGACTGTTTTCATGAATTCAGACTCCCGTTATCAGAGTTGGACTGCACCTTGCCTTGCCACGCCTTGCCTTGCCTTGCCAGGCCTCGCCTAGCCCCGCCTTGCCGCGCCTCGCCCGGCCTCGCAGCGCCTAGCCAGGCCCCACCTCGCCAGGTTCAAACTCATCGGCCCGCCCCATCCAGCTCGTCGCTGGTCGCCACAGTGTTAACGTCGAGCTTCGGCGTAGGCTTGTTCGGTTGGTAGCGCCAGCACAGCAACTTACGCGGGTTATCCGTCGACCAAGCCACGATGATTCGCTCGTTCTCTGTCGGGATGCACTGCAAGCGGATTCGCTCATTTATTTCCGAGCGCTGGCGAATGCGCTCGAACTCGCTGTCGCATCCCCAAAGCACCAAGACCGCGCCCAGGACAATGAGGAAGCGCTCGATCAGGTCTTTGCGGTTTCGGTCCATCATTCCTCCCCGAGTTCGCGCAGGAGGATGTCCGACTTATCCATTTCTGGCGTCCAGCCGTCGCGCAGATTACAAGCCTCGATTTCATCTCGCCACATGCACAGCGCCTCAACCAACTTCGGGTAGGCGTTGCAGGCGTGCGCTATATAGTTGGCGCGCTCCTGCGCCACAGCACCGGCGCGCTGGATGTACGCCGGCATGAGGACAAGCGCAACTACTTCGCCATCATTCAGAGCGTAAGCGGCAGGCTGCGAAAGCAGCAGGCTCGGAATATTCGAGCCCCATACATCTACCGGCGTCAGGTGTCGCGGCAGCGGCGCTTGTTTGATTCGTCCTTTTTCCATCACTCCCTCCGTGCCCGGTGCGTCGGGCGATGGGGGACACCTTAACCGACTTTGGTTAGACTTGTCAACCCTTCTTGATTTGACTTTCCTTACCGATTTCGGTTACGCTAAACGCCGACATGGACCATGAAGGCTTGTTCAAGTATGTGCGCGAACGGCTGCCTAAGCCGAGCGACAAAGAAGCTCTAGAAGCGCTCGCCAAGGCATCCGGCGTTAACTACCACACGTTGCTGAAGCTCGCGAACGGCGCGACCGAGGACCCGCGGGTCAGTACGGTCGAGACCCTTTTGCGGTATTTCCGCGAGCGCGAGGCAGCGTGAGCCGGCACCGCATAAAGTAGCACCCTGGCGCGCTGTAACGGGAGGGCGAAGTTGAACGAATACCTGAGGCGAAGGGCGGCAATAGGCGCACGCAGTACCGCAGGACGCGAGGCGACATGGTGCCAAGCGGGTGCGCTGAAAGGTGTTGAAGTGCCCGCCATCGCGGAACGTCGCGCGATCCAACTATCGAGCGATCAAGACGTGACAGCCGGGAGAGACCGGTGCGACTTCACAGCATGATGGGAGTTCCCCCTCCCTTTATTCCCGTCGTGCTGTCCCCCTGGCGCCCGCAGCGCTGGGGCTTTTTATTCACGGGCGGCGCGGCGTGCTCCCAGCGGGCCAGGTCTTCTTCTCGCACCATGTCTCGCACAGCAACGCCGTTGCCGCCCACCCCATGACGCGCCTTCATTCCTGGCTGCGCCTCTTTCGCCTTCAGCTCCGGGATCGGCGCTACTGGAAGCGGAGGCTCGCGTGAACCGCTGCGCGCATCGCATCCTTCGCGCGCTTGCGAGCGGCGGACGAAAGTCGAACGTGCTGCGCGGTCTCGCCTTCGATAAAAACGACTTCGAGCAGGCGATCGGCCAGCTCTTCCTGAGCGGCCAGGTGCGCTGGAATGGCAAGACCACGGCGCGCGTGCTCACGCTAAAGGAGGGCAGCGTGAAGACGCTGTCCTAATGCCGAACCGTATCCTGCGCGACGGCATCGTGTCCAGCGAGCGGGTGTGCTCGCTCTCTTGGGTTGAAGAGGTTTTCTATCGGCGGCTGCACTCGGTCGTCGATGACTTCGGGCGGTATTACGCCAAGGCGGCATTGCTGCGAGCGGCCTGCTATCCCCTGCAACTCGACAAGACGTCAGACTCGGACATAGCTAAGTGGCTTGCGGCTGCGCAAGGCGCGGGGCTGGTAAGGGTCTACTCCGTCAAGGGCAAGGATTATCTGGAGCTCGTTGATTTCAGACAGCAAGTCCGCGCCAAAGCATCGAAGTTTCCAGTACCACCAGCAAGCGCATCGCATCTGCTCAGCAAACGCTCAGCACATGCACACTTAGACGTAGACGTAGACGTAGACGTAGACGTAGACGGAGTCGTAGACGAAGTCGTTCTAACTGCTACTGCGGCCGCTCAGAAATCGCGTCCGCCGAAGCAAAACGGGAAGCTCAAGATCAATTTCAACGGCATCGCGTTCGAAGGCATTAGCGAGGAGCAAGAACTGCGCTGGCAAGACGCTTATCCAGCAGTGCCAATTCCTCCAGCGATCGCACAGGCGGCCGCGTGGCTTGAGGCGAACCCGGCGAACAGGAAGTCGAATTGCAAGCGTTTTCTGGTGAACTGGTTCAAGCGTGAGCAGGACAAGGCCGGAAGGGTGAAGCGGTGAAATGTCCGAACTGTCAGCGTCGGCTAAGAAATGCGAGCTCGAGTTGCGTGTGTGGATGGGGATCCGCTCAAGACGCAAAGGTCACCGATTGCTACTTCGCGCCGCAATGCGCGCGGCCGGCAAAACTGCGAACGGATCGCTACGGCGTGAAAGGACAGCTCATGGCGCTGTGCTTCGAGTGTAGCGACAGACTGCACGCCGAAAGAGCAGAGCAATGGTGCCGAGCGCATGACCTGAATACAGTCAGCGAGAAGCGCGCCTATTGCCAGAGCCTTTCGCGAAGTTTTGGCAAGCCATTTGTCGATGAGGCTTCGCCGGAGCGCGAGCCCGGCGAGGACAGAGAGGAGGCGGCGTGAGCCTCGTCCTGACGCCGATCACGCTGCGCGAGGCAAACGCCTTTGTTGAGCAGCACCACCGGCATCATGGCCCGAGCCGCGGATGCATCGCCTGCGTCGGGGTAGCCGAAGACGGAGCAGTGCGCGGCGTAGCCATTATCGGGCGTCCTGTGGCGCGCGCAGTTGCGGATGGGTGGACCGCCGAGGTCACGCGCTGCTGCACTGACGGAGCGCGCAACGCCTGTTCGATGCTCTACGCCGCCGCATGGCGCGCGGTGCGCGCGCTGGGCTACAGAAAGCTCATCACCTACACGCTGGCCGAGGAGGGCGGCACCAGCCTGCGCGCCGCCGGCTTTCGCGTCGTCGGCCAGGTCACGGGCCGATCGTGGTCGTGCCCATCGCGGCCGCGTGTTGATACCCACCCCATGCAGGACAAGCTGCGCTGGGAGGTAGCGGCGTGAGCCCTCCCTTGGCGATTGATCTTTACTGCGCCACCTACAAGACCAATCCGGTTGAGTATCGGGCTTGGAGTGGTATGCGTACCCGTTGCACGAATCGTAAGTTCGTTGATTGGGCGATCTACGGCGGGCGCGGGATCAAAGTCTGCGAGCGATGGAATTCGTTCGCCAAGTTTTTCGCCGACATGGGGCCGAAGCCATCGCCGCGCCACTCACTTGATCGCAAGGACTCTGATGGTCATTACGAGCCTCTGAATTGCCGCTGGGCGACCCCGAAAGAGCAGGCCAACAACTGGAAGCATAGGAATCGAAAACTCACCTTTAATGGCGAGACTCTCTTGCTGTCTGAATGGAGCTCACGAATCGGCATTTCGCGTGAATCGCTTCGTGATCGCATAGATTCTGGATGGCCCATTGAGAAGGCATTAACTACGCCCGCCGTTCGCCAACGCAGGAGGTTGTCCGATGGGACATTCCAAGCCGCTTGCGATTGACCTCTTCGCTGGCCTGTTCGGCTGGGGCGATGGATTGATAGCGGAAGGTTACGAAATTCTAGGGTTTGACATCATCGACATGTTCGCGGAGCTGCGGGTGGAGCGCAGGTCGGAATTCAACCTCGTCCTGCAAGACGTGCTGACCCTGCATGGCTCGCAGTTCAAGGATGCGGCGCTGATCGTCGCAAGCCCGCCGTGCCAGGAATTTTCATACATGGCGATGCCGTGGTCGCTGGCGAAGGAAAAGCAGCGCGCGATCGAGGCTGATCCGCGCGAGCGAAAGCGCTTGACCGCTTTGTTCGATGCCTGCTTTCGCATGGGGATATGTGATTTCACGTACCCAAAGAAGGGGGCTTGGATGAATCGCGAAATCAACGCCGCCCTGAAGGCGTGGGGCGCTTGGCTAGCATCTCGGCGTACTGCGCAAGGTGTTGTGTCACGCCCTCCGGTAGTCCGGGAGCGCGGCTCTTTGAGCCAGACTCCAACTCTTCGCGTAGCAGCATCGCCAAGCCAGGCAATTGATCGCGCACGTTCCGCAAAAGCGCGCCGAACGCTACGTCGAGGGCTATGACGGTGGCAATGATTTTGTCGTCGTGGTCCATCGAATCTTCCTCATCTAACGTGGCGGGGAGTGCTGGTCCTGATCAGGGATACGCCCAGCACTCCCCGGTCTCCACGACCGCGCGGTTCGTTGACTGTTGGCAGATGGCGTGCGCTAATGCTACATGCCTAAGCGCTCAAGCACCCCGACATGACTGCCGACACAAAGAAGAATCCAGCCGCCGTAATGCTTGGCCGCATGGGCGGCTTGAAGGGCGGAAAGGCGCGGGCTGCGGTTTTGAGTCCAGCGCAGCGCAAGAGAATTGCGAAGAGGGCCGCACAGGCACGCTGGAAGGGGAAGTAGGGCTACTTCTTAGCGAGCTTCTTCTGCTGTTTCTTGCGCTCGCTCTCAAGCTTTTTGAGCGATGGCTCTGGCGGCATATCTTCCGGCATAGGGCTGCCATGCTTTGTCATGACTTGGCGCACGTCCTGGCCGACCGCTCGATACACCTGCTCGGCCTGTTTCTGTCCCTGCACGCCACCGCCCTTAAGTTTTTTCTCGGTGAGCGTTTTGTGGAATGCATTCGCCGCAAGCTCTGCCAGCCCGGCGTGGTCGTAGATCGTGTCTTTGGCGGAAAGACCTTTTTTCTGTTTGATTTCCGCGCTCGTCAATTCGTAAAGACCGAGGTAACCCGCCTCATTCCAGAACGCGAAGTTCTGCACACCCACCGCACTCGCGGCTTCGTTTACTGCTTTGACCGCAAGAGAGAGGCGGTCGCGGTGCACGATGCGCTCGCCCAGTTCGTCTCTTTCGTCCTGTATCTCCTGACGCCTCGTCTGAATGGCGAAATAGCGCTGAGCCGCCGCAATTTGCGCGATGCGCGGATCGCCGTTCATGGCCGTCATGTAGCAACCGTACCGATCAATGAAATAGTCGGGAATGCGCCGCTGTGCGCCGCTCCCGATCTCGACCAATTTCGACGTGCTTCGAAAATGCTTTTTTACGTCACCGCCCGTCACTTGAACCGCATTCATCGCGCGCTCTATCGCAGGCACAAACCCCTCCCACGATGTGTATCCCAAGATCTCTTGGATGTCGCGGGCGCGCCAATACTCAACGCCGCAGACCGTGTAGCGCTTGGCCTCGGTGAGAGCGGTAACTGTCGCGTTTTCTTCCATGGTTTGTCCGATGAAGTGCAATCGGACTTCCCTTTCCGGCGCTGGGGCTGGGGCCTAAAGGAGGTGCAAGGCTATCTCGACGAAAAGCGAGTCACCGTCCCAGCGCGAACCGACTGCGGCAAGTGTTACCACCAACGCATCGCCGAATGGCGCAATCTATGGCGCGACCATCGCGCCAGCTTCGATGCGGCGTCAGCATTGGAGCAGCGCTTGGGCCATACCTTGCGCTCGCCAGGGCGCGATACATGGCCGGTCAAGCTCGTGGACATGGGCAAGGAATTTGAACGCGGACGCAAAATCAGGGGCGACTCTGCTCGCGAGTACGTCGACGAGCGCTGCCGGGTGTGCAGCCTGTGAAATTTTCAGTGCAATGGAAATCAACCGCGGCCTCGAGCCGCTAGGAGAAGCCATGGAAACAGCAACGGAGCCCAAGACGAACGCAAAGAAAGGCGCGAGGGGCCGCAAAAATCCGGACAAGCAGGAAGCGGTTATTGAAACCGCGAAGCTGAAGGACAAGCTCTCGTATCTCGTGAAGCTGAAGAAGGCGGCCGATAGCGCTGCGGTGGAATTGAACGACGCCATCAAGGCGACGGCCGAGCGCTCCGGATTGCTCGCATCGGTCGTTCGCAAGGTCGTGGTGGCGTGCGCAGGCGAGGACTACGAGGCGAAGCATCGCGAGGTAACGCAGCTCAGCCTCGCATTTGAGGAGTGCGCCTGAACCGCATCTGGTACATCGGCAATTCACGCGAGAAGCTGCACCGCGTGCTATCGCTGCTCGCGGAGTTTCTGATCCGCCAGGATGATGACTATGAGCTGGTGCTGCGCGAGCATCGGCACGGCCGCCGCTCGGTTGAGCAGAACCGCCGCTATTGGGCGCTGCTCAGCGAAATTGCCGCGCATGAGGTGCAAGGCCAGCGGTTCATGACCGATTCCTGGCACGAGTTCTTCAAAGGGAAATTCATCGGGAAAGAGGAGGTGAAGCTGCCGTGGGGTGAGCTCTACAACCGGCCCATCTCGACGACGACCTTGGACGTCGGGCAATTCAGCGAGTACATGACGCAGATCGAGGCTTGGGCCGCGCAGCACGGCATTGTGCTCGGGGATGACGGCGCAACGCTGCACGAGCCGCAGGCGCGCGCCGCATGATCGTCTGCCTGGACGACGCGTTGCGAGCAGGCGGCAGGCCGTATGCGGAGGGCAACTGAGAACGCGCGCCCGAGCTGACGACAACCAGCCGGGGATCGTGGGGGCGCTTCGTGCTTGCGGCGTGAAGGTCTACCATACGCACCAGATCGGGGGAGGGTTCCCCGACCTGCTTGCGTGGCACCGAGGCCGCTTTTTGCTGCTGGAGGTAAAAATGCCAGGAGAAGCGCCGAACAAAGAGCAGCGTGAGTTCCTCGCAGCCTGTCCAGGCGAGGTGCATGTTGTGCATAGCGTGTATGAGGCGCTCCAAGCGGTGCTGGGCAAGGAGTTCGTAAGATGAGCGCTGCAAGCGAGGCGGCTTTGCGGTTATTCACCTGCACCCCAAAACAGCGCATCCACACCCACGAAACCAAGCAGGTCGAACGCGACACCGAGAGGCGAAAGCGCAAGCGCTTTGTCGGATGGCGCAATGCGCCACGGCGCTGGAACAGGCAAGGTAGGCTGGAATAAGGATGGCGAGGCCGCGCAAGATTACCGATGCCCAGTTGAAGGAGATGATAAATCTTGACAATCAAGGACTTGACCGGACGGTTATCGCCAAGCGCTTCCAGATCCACCCCTCGAGAATCTCGCAGCTTCTGGGGCCCAAGGCAAAGCTCGCACGAAAGCCGCGTTCCTCCGGAACTTGACGAGCGGCTTAACCAATGGGCAACCTATTTTCGGGACCGGCACCGTTATTCAAGATGTGGTTCAGCCGAGGGCAGGTTCAATGCGCATGCTCCAGGGTCCTGGGATAGTGGCTGGGGCGATGTTGAGGCCTCGGGTTCGGTTCCACGGGAGCTCAAGCTATCCAGGGTGCTTGAAACCCATGCGTGCGTCCAAGGGCTTCCTGACAAGGCCCAGAGGTGGTGTGTGACTTACGCTTATTGCTACCCGCACCTCGAAAAGTGGATGGTGCTCAAGTTCCTGAAAAAGCACACCGGTCGGCGTTTCAGCTGGAAGCAGTACTTGGAATGCTTGGAGATTGGAAGGGTTCGCATCTGGGCTCAGTTGACAATTCACAGCGGCTCAGGCATACGGCTTAGCTAACTCGAAAAATCTCAGCCCTTTGAGGCTGGTCAACCATGGTGCGGGATGCTTTACTCATATGAAAAGTCAGGCTTTTCATTTGGGCACGGCGTCAACGAGGTCCTCACCCTCCTCTTGCCGGCCTCGAGCCTCACTCGATTGTCGTCGCCCAATTTAATTTTCCTGTGAACCCGAGAAAACTAAATGCCTTGGACCGCCAAGCAGTTCCGAAGCCGCCATAACCACAAGCTGAGCGGCTCTCAAGCAGCCAAGGCCGCCAGCATCGCCAACGCCATGCTTGCCCGCGCAGTCCCGGAGTCCGAAGCCATCAGGACCGCCAACGCCAGAGCTCACGCAAAGCCAAGCGCGAAGCGAACTTGAATAAACCCACAGGAACACGCTTTTGTTGCGGTGCAAGACCTATGTGTGACGACTGCATTATGAGGACTTGGGACATTAAAGCCGCCAAGGAATTCGCCGCCGGCGTTTTGCAAGACGCCTCCCGAATCAAAGACTACGTACCCTCCACCCCAACTGCCAGCTTGATCAACCTCGCCAAAGCGTTCCTCGGGAAGCGTACATGACTAATGCTCTCGCCAGTAAGCAAGGCGCGCTCAATCCCCTGAAAGCTGCAGACCCAAAGGAGGTGCTCAGCCAGATCCTTCAGGAAGTCAGCATCACAGATATCGCGGCTTCTTTCGGAGTTACTCGCTCAGCTCTTAACCAATGGCTCCTAGAAACATCCGAAACTCAATGGAAAACAGCGCAGTTCATTCGAGCTTATAAACGCAAGGAAGACGCTGAGGAAGACTTGGAAAGCGCAGCCGATGCGCTATCGCTCTCGCGCGCTCGTGAACGCCTTCGAGCTGCACAGTGGGATCTGGAGCGCGTGTGCCGCCGCATCTACGGCCAGGACGTGCCTGGGAGCTTGGCTCAGGCCGTCCAGATCAACGTCAACCTGCGTAGCGAGCCCGCAACAGTTGCGGTGCAGCACGGCGACTTATCCACAGACGGCGATTTACCAACAGAGTAACGCATTGATTTAATGCGGTTGCTGCGTCGCGGGATCTTCAATAGTCATTATGTCAAATGCCGAAAGCATGCTTCGGCGCCCAGAAAGAGATTCCTTAGTCCGACCCCTCCCTCCTGGGAGAGAAACAGACCTCCGGCGGGGGATCCTAGAGCTGGGACCTCCCCCGCGCGCTCAGTGAGGTTTTATGAAGCCATTGTGTGGAATATGCGGTGATAGGCACGAGACGTATCAGGGACACCGGTTTGCGACTAACAAGGTTGCGACTAACACAATTGCGACTAACGGGCCGGCGACTAACGCTGATCGGAAGGTTGGTTGCTCTGAAGTGATTGAGCCGGATAAAGTGGTTGGCAGGTCAAGTAGCGCAGGTTCAAGGACGGCGAATCGCCGGACTCGGGAGGCTTATAACGCCTACCAGCGCGAGTGGATGAGGAAGGATCGGGAGAAGAAGCGGCTTGGACAGCATTGATTACGTTCCCGCGGGTGCGGTGGTGCAGGAGTTTCACAGGTCCAATGATTTTGTCAGGCTGCTCGAGGGGCCCGTAGGCAGTTCGAAGAGCTCTGCCTGCTGCATTGAGTTATTTACGAGGGCGTGCGAGCAAAAGGCTCACCAGGGCATCCGTAGGTCCAGATGGGCAGTGGTGAGGAACACCTTTCCGGAGTTGAAGTCCACGACCATTAAGACCTGGTCTGAGTGGTTTCCGTTTGCCGAGATGAGGTGGGACTCTCCGATTACTAGTTGGATGAGGCTACCACTACCTGATGGAACGAGGGTCGAGGCGGAGGTGCTTTTCTTCCCTTTGGATAGACCCGAGGAAGTGGGAAAGCTAAGGTCCCTCGAGTTAACAGGGGCCTGGATCAACGAGGCCTCCGAAGTCGCTAAAGCGGTCTTTGACATGCTCACCCAGCGGGTGGACAGGTTCCCGAAGATGTCCCTGGGAGGGCCTAGTTGGTCGGGAATCGTCCTGGATTCCAACTTTCCGGACGACGACCACTGGGCCTATCGAATCTTCGAAAAACAAAAACCCGAGGGCTGGAGCGTCCATAAACAACCCGGGGCGCTCACTTTTAAGGGGGGCGACCATAACGCCAGGGACAATTACGAGCCTAATCCCTTAGCTGAGAACATCCCCAACCTTAAAAGCGGCTACGAGTATTATTTCAGGCAGCTTCCGGGGAAATCCAGGGACTGGATCAAGGTCTTCATCCTCGCACAGTATGGAAGCATCACCGAAGGCAGACCTGTTTATCCAGAGTGGAACGACGACATCCACTGCAGGCCCACGAAACCCTATCCGGAACTACCGCTTCTCCTTGGCTTCGACTACGGCCTGACTCCAGCTTGCGCCATCTGCCAGATCTCTCCCAGGGGGCAGTTCCTCATCCTGGACGAGCTCTTTGCAAAAGACATGGGCATCAGGCAGTTTGCGCGCGACATCGTGAGACCCCATCTCGCCCTCAACTATCACGGCTACGGCTTCCAGGCCTGTGGAGACCCGGCGGGGATGAGTAGAAGCGATACCGACGAGAAGACCTGCTTCATGGAGCTCGCCCAGGAGGGCATCGCCTGCTCGCCTGCTTCGACCAATTCATTCATCGGTAGGCGCGAGGCGGTCGCCAAGTACCTCACCAGAATGATCGACGCTCAGCCGGCCCTGATGGTCGACCCCAGGGCCGACATGATCCGCAGGGGATTCAACGGCAGATACCAGTACAAAAGAATCCAGTTGGTCGGTGAGGAGCGCTACCGCGACATCCCCGACAAGAACGACTTCAGCCACCTGGCCGATGCCGTTCAGTACGCGGCGCTGCATAGCCTTAACATGAACTTGGGCGCCGAGTGGTCCGCGCCCATCAAGTACCCGGAAAAGCATGGCTATATCTAACCCGGGATCGTCTAGGAGCTAAGAATTTGAACCAGGACGAACTTCTCGCGCATGTCGAGCGCGAGGAGGCAAACTGCATTGTCCATTACACCTCGCTCCTCTCAGAGCAGCGCAGAAAAGCGATGCAGTACTACTATGGACAGCCCTACGGCAACGAGGTCGAGGGCCGCTCACAGGTCGTTACCACCGAGGTCAAGGACGCGGTGGAGGGAATCCTGCCCTCCCTCATGGCGATCTTCACCTCCACCGACGAGATCGTGCGATTTGAAGCGCAACGTCCCGAAGACGAAGCCCTCGCCCAGCAGGCCACCGACTACATCAACTATATCTTCTCGCGGCTCAATAACGGGTTTTTAGCCCTGTACTGCCTTTTCAAAGACGCCCTCCTCCAGAAAAACGGCTACGTAAAAGTTTACTGGGAAGACTACCAGGAACAGTCGAAGGAGACCTACCAGGACCTGGACGACAATCAGTTCGCCTCCCTAATGAGCGATGAGGAGCTCGAGCTTCTCGAGCACACGGAAAAGCCAGACGAGCAAGCGATGCAGCAGATTCAGATGCAGGCGCGGCAACTGCAGGCGCAGGGTGTTCAGAAGCAGCTCCTGGACGCCAAAATCGCGCAGCTTCCCGTGGCCAAGCTTCATGACGCATTATTCAGAAGGACCGCAAGGCATAAGGGAGTGTGTATCGACCCCTTGCCTCCCGAAGAAGTGCTCATCAGCCGGGAAACCCCCAACGAGCTCACCAAGGCGAGATTCGTCGAGCACAGAACCCTGAAGACCCTCTCCGAGATTCGCGAGATGGGCTTCACAGTCCCAGACGATATCGCCGATTACGCCCCGAATGCGGACTTCAACCTGGAAAGGGTGGAAAGGCTTAAATTCGACGATGCCCTGGCCTACCGGCAGGACTCCGACAACGCAGATCCCTCCACCAAACGAGTCTGGTTCTGCGAAGCTTATGTCAAAGTCGATTACGACGGGGACGGGATAGCGGAACTTCGGAAAGTCTCCAAGATCGGCAAGACCATCTTCGACAACGAGGAATTCGACAGCCTCCCTGTCATCGGCGGCACGGCCATTGTGATGCCCCACAAGCACTACGGCCTGTCGATCCACGATCTGGTGGGAGACATCCAGCTGCAAAGCTCGACTCTCCTGAGGAACATCTTCGACAACACCTACCTCGCCAATAACGAAAGGAAAGTGGTCCTCGAGGGCATGGTGAACATGTCTGATCTCCTGACAAGCCGCCCTGGAGGGATCATCAGGGTGAAAGCCATGGGTGCGGTCCAGCCCCTGCCCACCCAGGTTTTGGGCCCCCCCGCCTACGGCCTTCTTGAGTACCTGAGCAAGGTCAAGCAAAACAGGGTCGGGGTTACAGACTTTCCTAACGCGGTGGACCCCGACGCCATCAACGCGAAAGCCGCGTTCGTGGACAACTACAAGAGCGCGGCCCTTGAAAGAATCAACTTGATGGCGAGGATATTGGCCGAGGGTCCGGTGAAGGAGATCTTCTGGAAGATCCTGGAACTCGTCTCAAAGCACCAGGATAAGCCCCAGATGGTGAAGCTAAGGGGAACCTGGATTCCCGTAGACCCCAGAGAATGGAAAAACCGCTTCAACATGACCGTCACCGTGGGCCTTGGCACGGGCTCTCAGCAGACGATCCTGCAGGGGGCCATGGGGATCATGGAGATCCAAAAGGGGATGCTCGCCGCAGGCCTTGGAAATAGAACGGTGACTGAAAAAAACATCTATCACGCCGCCCACCGCTATGCAAAGGCGGTGTTTCCCAAGGACGCGGACGCGATGTTCAACGACCCCACGAGCCTGCCTCCGCCACAACCACAACCCAACCCCGAGCTCCTGAAGCTCCAGTTGCAGCAGGAAAAACAGCAGATGAGCGCGCAGCAAAAAGATCACAAGCTCATGGTGGACTCGGCCCTCGAGCAGATGAGGCAGAAACTTGAGGCCGACATCGTCAAGTTCCAGGAGATGGCCCAGAACATGCGCCAGACGAACGACAGCAACGTGGACATTGCAAAGCACGTCCTGGAACTCGCCTCCGAGCAACAAAACCTGCTTACGGAAAAACTAACCGACCTGAGACTCGGGCGAGAAGAACATGCGGCCGACGGGGAAAACATCCTGCTGCAAGGCAAAGTCAATTCCCTTCTTGAAAGCCAGAAAGCCATTCACAAGCACTTGCAGATGGTCCACGAGGCGATCCTCGCTCCGCGGGAGACCGAAGTCGCCGCGCGCGACGAGAAAGGCAAGATCAAGCGAACGGTCAGCAAGGTACTCGAACAAGCAAGGTCCGGGCCAGTGGGAAGTGATGGAGCATTGAGATGATCTATCTCGGCCCCTACGAACACTGGGAGCCGCCCGCCGGCATGTTAGCTTCTCCGGCATAGGAATATCTGGTGAGTACGCTACTACAAGATTCGTTCACCGGTGCCAATGGCACGGATCTCACGGCTCACACGATGAACGTCGGGCCGGGGTGGACGAACTTGAACACCCCAGTCAAGATTCAAGGTAATAGAGCGCGTCCTGATGCTGCTAGTGGTAACGGCCCTTACTCATCGGACGCTGGCAATGCGGACGTCACTGTAACGCTGGATGTTGTAGTTCCAGCCAGCGGAAACATGGTGTCCGGGGCATTGCTGCGCGCGAGCGCGAGCACCGATTTTTGGGCCGGCTATATCCAGAGCGATGACAACGGCGCAACGGCACGGCTTGTAATCTCGGATAACCAGTCTGGCGTTTTCACGCCGCGCGCTAGCCAGGCTTTCGCAGCACCTCCAGCCGGAACAACGGTAACGCTGACCGTCGTAGCTTCAGGTAACTCTATAACGCTCAGCGCGAACACCGGAGAAAGCTGCAATTTTACGTCCAGTTTCAACAACTCGGTGACGAAGCACGGGCTGTTTTCGTACACGGATGGCTCTTACGTCCAGGTCGATGTAGACAACTTTCTGACGACCGACTCGGCAATACTCCCGCCCGCGGTCACGAGTTTCCTGCCGACGAGCGGCAGGGTTGGATCGAGTGTAGTAATTGCAGGTACTTATTTCACTGGCGCTACTTCCGTGACGTTTAACGGCGTGAGCGCAAGTTTCGTTGTGGATTCTTCCATCCAGATTACCGCTACGGTGCCGGTAGGCGCGACGACTGGAGTAATTGCCGTCACCACGCCAGATGGCACCGGAGCGAGTGTGGGCAGCTTCACAGTCACAGCTACTACATTGCGTATCGCCTGTGCGAATGAGGTCTTCCCCCAAGGCGATGCCGTAACTTTTGCAGTTCCTTCATCTGGGAGTGGCGCATCGCGTAAGGCATGCATGTCTCGGCACTGGATCGGCAGCGGCGCGCGTTCTGACCTTGTCCTGAGCTGGACATGCAATTCTCTTAGCCCCAATGTCGGTGCGGTAGCTGTATCTAATGGCGGCTATACGATCATCGGAGTAGTAGTTTGCCACAACGGGATTGCTGTCCAGGCGAAATTCTCTGGCGGTAACACAAAGGTTATAGCCAGCGGCGACACAGACATACAGTGCGACGCGCTGCTGCCTGCGCAGTTCAGCGTTTCTAGCTTTGCGCGAGACTCGACCGTTGACGTCAAAGAAATCAGAGAGTACGCAGATTCATCCATAGCAAAGCATGCAAACGTACAAGCCATAACTACCACAGGTGATGACTTTTGCATTGCCTACAACCCTGCTGTTGTGAGTGTCACAAATTTCGTCACTACTCAAAACTTTTTTAATGACGGCAACATTGTTGGAGGTGTTTTCAACACCGACTTTATTGTTGCCGGCAGAGAGTCTCCAATCGTTCTCGGCAGGTTTGTCAGCGGCAACCCAGCTACTGTGGCGCTGGCTGGAGATAGCAAAACGCAAGGGGTAGGCGACTTGGGCACCAGTCCTAATGTTGGAGCGGTTGGGCTGTCACGAATGCTGTATCCGAATGCTGGAGTGGCGAATAATCTAACCGCTGGTCTCAACTTTGGTTGTCCCTCTGGCGTCGCTGCGGACTGGGCGACAGGTTCTTCAAAATTGACGACGTATTTACAGTACGTAAAATATGGCTTGGAAGCGTACGGTACGAACAATCTAAATGCTGCCGCATCTATAGCCATACACGCTCAAATGCGGGCAAATGGATTACAGAAAATCATTCGCCTCAGCCTGACGGCAAGAACGACGGGAGCTTGGACACTCGCAGATGGAACCGATCAAACTCTAGCAGCAAATTGGGGTGTTGGACAGCTTGCTGACACCTTCGAAGCCGCGATGCGCGCTCTCGTAACGACCGATCTTTCATACTTCTCGCTAGACGCAACTCGTTTGAATAACAATCCGGCGAATGCGCTCTATTGGAAGTGGTTCGCAAACGGCACGCCAGCCTTTGAGACTGCGGATGGCGTCCACCAAAACACTCAAGGGTATGAGGATTCAGTCGGCGGCAATGGCAATCTCATCACCAATAGTGGCAGCAGCGTCAGCACGCTGCGCGGTTATCTAGCGACACTTAATGTTACCGGTATTCCGCCGCCCACTGTCGTCATCGGAGGCGCAGGCGAGATCACCTGGAAGGACCACGTCCTTGCCAAGTTCAGGCTCAATGAGCTTAAGCGCGAGCTTTATGTAGCGGGCAAGAAAGAAAAGACACTCCAGGCTGATAAGCTAAAAGTAGAGAAAAAACTCGCCGGCAAAAAGTCTCCTCCCGAGGGAATCCTCGCCAGGTACTGGAAGCTTACCGAGCAGCTCGAAGAGGTGAAAGTACAAGTCCACGGGCTTGAGGAGGACTACACGGACACCCTTGGACTATTCAGGAACATAAGACTTGCTCTGCACGAAGACGAAGACGATGACTTCAGGATTCTTTTCTCATGAATGAAGCAGAGGAAATAAGGCGCGCAGGCAAAGCCCGCGAGATTCTGGAAAGCGAGACTTTCAAGGAAGCGGTGAAGGCTCTTGAAGAAGCCCTTCTCCTGGGGATCCGCCAGTCCGCCTTCAAGGATGCGGAATTGAGGGAGAAGCTCTGCCAGCAGTACTGCCTCCTTTATGGGATAGTGAGCCAGCTAAGGACCCACATCGAGACCGGGGAGCTGGCCGAAGAGGAATTGAGAAGGCAGAGCATCGCGGAGAAAATAAAGGAGAGGATCTATGGCTAAGTGGATCGCCGGTGCGATCAAGCACCCCGGGGCGCTTCACAAGGAGTTGGGTGTTCCCCAGGGACAAAAGATTCCTCAATCGAAACTCGCAAGAGCCGCCAAGGCGGGCGGCGTTGAGGGCAAAAGAGCACGGCTTGCCGAGACCCTGGAGGGCTTCAACCACAGCTCGGTCAGCCATGCAATGAAGCATCTCGCGAAACATCACAGATAAGGAGAATTTTATGGCAGTCACCGCGCACAGACACGACAAGAAAAGCTACGAGACGAAACCCGAATCGAAGCTTTCCCAGCATAAGTACATCGTGAAACCCGAGACAAGGGAAATGGGCACCAAGGCCGCGAGCCCCGAGCATGCGGAGCGCATCCTGAAAGGCGCTTACAAATGAAACCCACTGGAGATAGCAAGGCGATATCGAAGGGTATTTCAAGTGGGCAATATCAGAAGCTGGGAGCTAAATCCGTTCCGAAGGACGGGAAGATGTCCTTTTTGGATAAGTCCCGGTATGGAAGCGGCAAGGGAATTCTGACGAAGAACACAAAATAGGGAGCCGATTGCGGCCAACCCGAGATTAAAGCGCCTTTCAAAAAGCGCATAGGAGACACACCGTGGCAGAAGTAAAAGGCCAAGTGGAAACACAGCCCGCATTAACGCAGTTGAATCCGCACGAAGCCGTGCAGCTCATCGCCGAAATGATAGAGAAATCCGATTCCGGCGAGCAGCCCAGAGACGATAGCGGAAAGTTTATCAAGGCAGAAGCCGAAGCCAAGGCGACCCCGGAGAAGCCCGAAACGGTCCCGGAGGAACCCCAGGCCGAAGCACCCAAGCCCGAGGACGAGCAGCCTGAAATCACGCCGGAACCGAGGCGCTTCAGGCTCAAATACAAAGGCGAGGAGCTGGAAAAAGAAGAACCCGAAGTCATCGCCCTTGCGCAGCAAGGTTTCGACTACACGCAGAAATCCCAGGCTCTAGCCAAAGAAAAAGAGGAGCTGGGTCTGAAAATCAAGACCGAAGTTGAGCAAAGGCAAAAGCTCTACGAGGATCAGATGGAAGTCTACAAGCAGGCAGTGCTAAAACTTGCTGATCCCGAGGCGATGGGGGCAGATCTTAGCAAGATCGCCGAGACTGATCCGGTGAAGGCGCAGAAGCTTTTCTTCAAGCGCATCGAGATCAATCAGGCGCTCCAGGCTGTGCAGGCTGAGCAACAAAAGATCGCTCAGACCCGGCAGTTTGAGCTTCAGCAGCAGATGCGAAAGCAGGCGAACGACGCAATAGAGCTCCTGCCCACGAAGATCTCCGGATGGAATAACGATCTATACGGCAAGATCTTGAAGGCGGGAATAGACGAGTATGGATTCAAGCCCGATGAGGTAAACGCCATCACCGACCCGCGCGCGATACAAGTGCTGAACGATGCCCGCCAGTGGCGCGAGTATCAGGCAGCCAAGCCAAAGTCAATGGAAAAGAGGATCGCCGCCGTTCCCAAGGTCTCAAAGCCAGGAACCACGGAAAAAGCCGATCCGAACGCGAGCAAACTGAAAGAAAGCATGGCGAGGCTGGACAAGTCCGGAACCCGAGGCGACGCAGTCGATGTCGTCAGACAGCTGATCGAGTCCGGAAAACTCTAACAACGCAGCCCCTGGAAATTCTCCACGGGACGCAAAAAAGGATGATTTATGGCTAACCCCGTCGGTACGTTTGCCACGTACCAGCAGATCGGGGTGCGGGAAGATCTCACGGATATGATCTATCGGATCAGTCCGACTGAGACGCCCTTCCTGAACTCTGCGGCGCGCGAAGTGGCGCGCAACACCAAACACGAGTGGGAGATCGACCGCATTCCCGCTGCAGTGGCCACCAACCAAGCGGTTGAAGGAAATAACCCCACCAACACGACCATCAACCCGACCACGCGGCTGTTCAACTACACCGAGATCGCGCAGTACGCCTTCCAGATTTCCGGAACGGCGCAAACGGTGAACACCGCCGGGCGGGCGAACGAGATGGCCTTCCAGCTCGTGAAGTACGGCCTGCAGATGAAGCGCGATATGGAAGCGGCAGCTTCGGGTGCCAACGGCTATGCTGTGGGCACCACGGCCGCGGCCAGAGTATCGGCATCGCTCGAGTCGTGGATATCGACCAACTGGACGACTCAGGGCTCTGCCGGCTCGCCGGCTTCGGTGGGCTTTGTCACCGGCACTGGAACCACCGCTCCGGTGGATAATTCGGTTGCCGCGACGCTGACGGAAGCCAACACGAAAGCGGTCATCAGAGCAGCCTGGCTCGCCGGAGGCAATCCCGACACGATCCTGACTGGACCGTACAACAAGGTGAAGGTCTCATCGTTCTCCGGCATTCTGACCAACAACATCTTCCAGCAGGCAGGCGGTCAGGCGAAGATCGTTGCAGCAGCCGATGGGTATGTGTCGGACTTCGGGGCTCTGAAGGTGGTTCCCAGCCGGTTCAATCGAGATAAAACCGTTTGCGTTCTCGACATGAACTACTGGGCGATTGCCTACTTGAGGCCGTTCCAGTCCGTGCAGCTCGCGGTAACTGGAGACTCGATCCAGCGCATGGTGCTCGCCGAATATACCGTGGTGAGCCGAAATGAAGCTGCCTCGGGGAAAGTCGCAGATTTGTCGACGGCTTAACCGTAGAACGGGCCCGGTGGGGGAAACCTCACCGGGTTTTACTTTTGAAAAGAATTCTCGACTACGAGCCGATGACCGGGATCACGACGACTTTCGACTACATCCCGGAGACCGATACGACCATTCTTTACCGGGAGCAAGATGTCTCGGCGATTCTGGATGCCAACAAGGCGATTGCGAACGATGGGCAGATCACGAAAGACGGAATAAAGGGTAACTGGTGGCATTACTTCCAGATCCCCAACATCGTGATCGAAAAGTGGTTGAATGAACACGGGGTCGATGTCTACAACAAAGACCACATGAAAAAGGTCTTTGAGTTGGTCAATCGGCCCGAGTACCGTTACCTTAAAACCACCACGAAAATGCATAGGGGTTGATATGACCAAAAGAGCAGATCTACTTGTCGCCTGTATGCTGGGCCAGCGTTGGCAGAAAACGCAAACGACTGCCGGGGCTCTTGTGTCGATATCGAGCCCGGCTATGAGCGATAACACCTCCAAAACACATCTTGAGTCGTTGTGGTATTCGCTTAGAAACTTTGTCGGTGCCGGAGCTGCGGCGGCGACTGTCGGTCTTGAAATTCGCCATGCTTCTGTGGGCGGAACGTTGATCGCGCATGTAGACCATCTTCTCGCGGCATCGACAGTCCAGAACATACAGGCTCTAGGATTGAACTATTCTAGCAAGCCTGGAAAGCAACTATTTGTCGGCACCGATACGGCCTTAGCCTCGCTCACTGCATCGGTGAACGCCTCGGGCTGGATCGAGGACACCAATGGGTGACCTATAAGCCTCATCGAAGAAGCAAAAAAAGCAATCAAGGCTGAAAACTTCGTCGACGCGGCGAAGTTCCTTTGCAAGCGCCTCGATGAGAGCTTCGATGACCCGCAGGCGCTTTTTCTCCTGGGTTTTGTTCTGCTGAAGGAAGACAGCATCGGCCTCGCCTACAACATCACCCGGCGGGCGGCGGAGGTCTTTCCGGGGGAGGCGGCAATCTGGCACAACATCGGCAAGTGCTACCACGAAAGGCAGATGGATGAGAAAGCCGATGAGCATTTCAGGAAGGCCCTCAAGGTAAAGCCCGACTTTTACAACGCTCTTGAGGGCTTGTCGATGTCGTGCTTGAACCGTGGAGAATTTGACAATTGCATTGCTTACGCCAATAGGGCCCTGGCTGAAAGCCATGACGCCTCAGACGCCAGAACCAACCGGGCGATGGGCTATCTCGCCACCCGAAGGTGGCGCGAAGGCTGGAGGGACTATAGCGCCAACGTCGGACGGGAAAAAAACCGCAAGGAGATGACCTACGGCAAAGAGCCCCGCTGGGATGGCACGAAAGGCCTGAATATCGTTTGCTACGGGGAGCAGGGAATAGGCGACGAACTAAGTTTCGCCTCCTGCCTTTCGGATCTTATCAGGGACTCAAAATCGGTGACCCTCGAGACCGATATGAGACTTGAGAGGCTCTTTCAGAGGTCTTTCCCCTCCACGAAGGTCTATGGCACTCGCTACAAGGAGGCAAGGCGCTGGGTGGATGCGGGGACCGACTTCGATGCAAGAGTGGCCCTGGGAGAACTACCTTCGTTCTATAGGCTTAAAAACGAGGACTTTCACGGCAAGAGCTATCTCGTTGCCCAGCCTGAGATGGTTCTCCAGTGGAAAGCGCTCCTGGAATCTTTAGGGGACAAGCCAAGGATAGGCCTCGCCTGGGCCGGCGGAATCCCCAAGACGGGGCAGGCAAGACGCACAGTGACCCTGGACACCTTCGGGCAGCTTTTCAAGGGATTCGATGCCCATTGGATAAGCCTGCAGTACAAGGACCTGGACGGGATCCCGGAGGCCGAGAAAAAGTACGGGATCAAGATCTACGACTGGGACTGGGGTGTGAGGGTCCACGATTACGACCAGACCATCGCTTTGATCTCGCAACTGGATTTAGTCATTTCAGTTTGCACGACCGTAGTTCACGCCGCAGGAGGACTGGGCAAGGAGTGCTGGTGCCTGGTTCCTGAAGTCCCCATGTGGAGGTATCTCGCCGAAGGCGAGGACTTCCCCTGGGCTGCGAGCGTGAAACTCTTCAGGCAGAAACGCAAGGAATGGCCGGTGCATCTTCTTTTAGGAAAACTAAGGGAGCAATTCGGTGCTCATCACCGACACGAGCATACAGAACGCGAAACCGAAAAAGCAGCCTAGAGTCATTACTTCTTTCAATGAGGAAGGTTACCGCAGCTACGGCAAGGCCTTCGTCGACACTTGGCGGGAGTTCTGGCCGGCCTCCATCGGCCTCACGATATTTTACGAAGGAGACGACAAGGCCTTCGACATGGTCCACGGGATCTCCTGGAGGCCAATTGAAGAAGTGGAATTTCTCCAAGACTTCATGGACTCACTCAGGTTTCCGATCCTGCACGGAATCGTCGCCGATTCCTATGATGTCTGGTTTGACGCAAGACACGCCCGCAAGGTCTTCATGGAGATCCATGCTCTTCGCAAGTACGGCGGGAAAGTCTTCTGGCTCGACTCAGACAGCATCACGCATAGCCCGGTTCCGGAGAGCTTTCTCGACGAATGCCTTCCGGATGAGAAATTGTGCTGCTATCTTGGTAGGGACGGATGGTGGTTCACCGAATCTGGGTTCCTCGGATTCAATGCGCAGCACCCTCTTGCGAGCGCACTTGCGAAAAACTACGTGCATTTTTTCGTTACCGGAGCCTTTCTCACTAATGCCTTTCACGGAAGGCTGTGCTGGAACGATTGCGGGGGGTTGGATGCCCTAAGGCATGTGGTGTTCAAGAATAGCGACGATTTTGTGAACCTCGCGAAAGATCTGCCCCAGGGAACGATGCACGTTTTCATCAACAGCATTCTCGGCAAATATCTCGATCACAAAAAAGGCCCGAGAAAGGATTCTAGGAGTTCGGATTCGGACCTGGTGATCGAGCGCGAAGAACCCTACTGGAGAAATCAATCGCAACACGCCAGTACGGAACAATCGACCAGATAAGGTCAGATCATGTGCGCCGCTACCGGTTTGCGGCCTCGAGGATTCAGCACGGCTCCGCCGTTTTGGACATCGCCTGCGGCTGCGGTTACGGCTCGAGGATCCTTCACGATGCCAAGCACAGGGTTACCGGAATCGATATTTCTCCAGAAGCAATCGAGTATGCAACCGAAAAATATCCCGGCCCTTCTTACACGCAAGCCAAGGCGGAGGATCTCGGCGATCTACAGTTTGATGCGGTGGTTAGCTTCGAGACCTTGGAGCATCTTAAGGAGCCTGAGAAGCTGCTTTCTAAGCTCAAGACGGAATTGCTGATCGTCTCGGTTCCCAACCAGGAGAAATATCCCTTCTTGGCGGAACGTTTCGCGATGGATGAATATCCCCATTTGAGGCACTACACGCCTCGCGAGCTCTACCTCCTTCTGCAAGGCTGCGGGTATCTGGTCACCGAGTGGTTCTGTCAGAAAGACAAGAAAGGCGAGATCGTTCCTGGAATGGACGGGATGTTCATGATCGCGGTTTGCGCACCTCTGTAATGGTCAAGGTCTATCTATCGGGCGATCTGGTTCACGACCGGGTTCTCATGGCCTTCTATGAAGGCTGTCCCGTCGAGAAGGTGATCGTGAAAGACTTCCGTTACGAGCCTTCGGAGGTCGCGGTGGTCTTCGGGGTCTACAAATCGAAGATCAAGAAGTCCTGGCCTCGAGGAAAAGTCTTCCGGCAGCAAAGGCAAAGCAATCTTGATGTAGTTGTGTTAGACACAGGCTACGTCAATCGGGGTGACGGAGAAAATCATCACTATGCCGCCGGATTGAACGGGCTCAATGGAAGGGCAGATTTCAGAAACAAGAGCATGGGGCCAGATAGATGGGATATTCTGGGCATTCCACTAAGGCCTTACAGCCGCGGCGAGAAGATCATTTTCTGCGCGCAGGTCCCGTGGGACGGGTCGGTAGATCATCACGATCACCTCCAGTGGGTGGAGGAAACCGCTTCCATTCTGAAGCAGGTGAGCTCAAGGGCCATTGTTTTCAGGCCTCATCCGCTTGCAAGCCTTCCCCCGATCAAGGGACTGGAGTATTCACTGGGACCTTTAGCGAAGGACCTGAGCTCGGCTCATGCGGTGGTGACTTTCAACAGCAACTCCGCGGTGGAGGCGCTAATCGAGGGTAAGCCCGTCTTCGCTTTTGATCCTGGAAGCATGGTCTGGTCCCTTTGCAATAAGAATCTCTCGAAGCTCGAGGAGCCCGAGTACCCCAACAGGCAGCAATGGGCGAGAGACCTTGCCTATTGCCAGTGGACTCCCTACGAGATGCGCAAAGGGCTCGCTTGGCGGCATTTATTCAGAAGCTGATCGAGCGTGGTCTGTATCAGAAGATCTCGGGCAGCGTCCCGATTGTCTGCGTAGACCTTTTAATATTGAATAGGGATAAGAAGCTGCTTCTTGTTAAAAGGCGCAATCATCCGCTTAAGGGTCATTGGTGGGTGGTGGGCGGAAGGATTCTGCTTGGAGAAACCCCCACAGATGCGGCCTACAGAAAGGCGAAAGAGGAGGTCGGTCTAGAACTTGTCAAACCTTCGCGGTTTGGTTGCAGATTCATCGGTTATTACAGCGATATCTATAGAGAAAACGCATTCGGGAAAATGAGATGCCAGACCATAAGCCTTGTCTACCGGTGCCGTTCAGAGACCGAGACGGTACGGCTCGATGAACAAAGCTCTGCCTATCGATGGGCCGATGCAATGCCCTCAAGAATAGCCTCTAAGCTGATGACTTGATTCCTCTCGCAAAACCAGATCTTGGCGGTAACGAGCTTAAATATCTGACCGAGTGCATCACTACCGGATATGTCACCCACGCCGGCAGATTTGAAAGCGCCTTTGAAGAGGCCTTTAGTAAAAGATTCGGCGTTTCCGCGCTTGCGACCTCTTGTGGAACAGGTGCGCTGCATCTGGCATTACTCAGCCTCGGGATCGGGGTCGGGGATGAAGTCATCGTTCCAAACCTCAGTTTTGGAGCCGTGGCATCGGTCGTACTCGCCGTGGGAGCGAGGCCTGTACTTGTCGACGTTGATGAGCGAACTTTCGGACTGGATAAGAACCGGATCCTGGCAGTGCTTAACAAGAAAGCGCGAGCAATTATTGCGGTCCACCTCTATGGATGCGATGCGGGCGATTTTAGGCAGTTTGGACTCCCGGTGATCGAAGATTCCTGCGAGGCTCTTGGGCTTTATCCTCCCAGAGGCCGGATGCAGGCCTATAGTTTCTACGGCAATAAACCGATCACTACCGGAGAAGGAGGAATGCTCTGCGGGGATTTCGCTCAAGCAAGAGCCTGGCGCGACGGAGGGTTCGACGAGAACTACCGGCACGATATCCCGGGACTTAACTACAGGATGTCCAACATGCAGGCGGCTCTGGGGCTTGCCCAGATTGAAAGAATCGATGAGCTACTTGCAAGAAGAAAGCAAAACGTCAAGCTTTACGCAAAGAATCTGAAAGGAAAGGGGAACTGGCTTTTCCTGGCGGAGACGGAAAACCCGATTGCGCTTTCAGGCTTTTTGAGCGAGCACGGGATAGAGACAAGGCCTGTCTTCACTCCGCTACATCTTTGCCCGGCTTTCAAGGTGTACAAGAAGGGCCACTACAAGGTCTCGGAGGAGATCTGGGCCCATCACCTGGCTTTACCGACCGGCCCTCATGTCGGAGAGAAAGAAATAAACAAGATAAGCGAGTTAATACATGGCTCTGGACACCTACGCAGCGCTTCAAACTAGTATCGCAAACACGCTCCACCGGGCGGATTTAAGCTCCTCCATCTTGGATTTCATCACGCTCGCGGACTCGAGGATCAACTGCGACCTTCGCGTGCGCCAGATGGAGACGACTCAGGCCTCCACCATCGCGGCCGGAGTGCTCGCGGTGCCGTCAAACTACATAGAGCTTCTGGACGCTTATATCTCCTCGACGTCCCCCTACGGGTCATTGACGAGAAAGACCTCCAACTGGATTTATGACAACTATCCCCAGAGGAGCGCCGACCAACAACCCAGGTTCATAGCGAGGGAGGGATCGAGCTTCATTTTCGGGCCGTTTCCCGATTCGAACTATACGGTGATCCTTGTCTACTACAATCGTTTCAAGTCGCTTTCTGCTGAGTTAAACAGCATCTTCAGCTCCTATCCCGGATTGTGGCTCTACGCCGCCTTGTGCGAGTCGGCGCCTTTTTTGAAAAACGACCAAAGAATCCCCATGTGGGAGGCGAAATACAAGTATCTCTTCGATCTCATCCAGAAAGAAAGCGATGACGAGTACATCTCCGGAGATGTCCTTCAGGTGGTTCCTGGATGATCGCCCAGCTTCTGGGGCTCGCCCCCGACTCCGATCCGACCTTGCCTGGAGTGCTCACAGCCTGCTCGGGGGTCCTACCCTCTCTTAGGGGAATAAAAGGGGCTCCGGCTCCGGTGAATACGGGTTTCGCTACTTTGGCGGCGACCTGCATGGGCTCGGCTTTGCTCACCAAGTTAGACGGAACGACGCGGCTTTTTGCTGCGACCGCCCCGAAACTCTACGAGACCGGGGCTTCAACCTGGTCCGATGTGAGCCGGGCTGCGACCTATACGACCTCCCCTACGGGAGTCTGGAGATTTGCCCAGCAAGGAAATGTGTCTTTTGCTTCCAACGGAGCCGATACGATGCAGGCGTCGGTTTCCACGGGAGCGTTTTCGTGCATCGCGGGGGCTCCGATTGCGACGATCGTCGAGACCGTCGGAAAATTCGTCTTCGCGATCAATACCTCGGCAGGGGCCAACATAGTACAGTGGTGTGCGCTGAACGATTATACGAGCTGGAGCGCTTCCATCGCCACCCAAGCTGGTAACGATTCGCTCATCACCACCGCAGGACCCAACACCGCCGGAAGGAGATTCGGCAACACCATCATCGTCTACAAGAAAAACTCCATGTATCTGGGGGTGAACACCGGACCTCCCGGCATCTGGGAGTTCCTGCTGATCCCAGGAGACGCCGGCGCGATGTCCCAGGAGGTCGTGGTCAACGTCGGGACTGCAGAAAACCCCAAGCATATTTTCATGGGAGAAGACGATTTTTATGTGTACGACGGATCAAAACCCGTGCGGATAGGAACCAACAGGGTGAAGTTTAAAGTCTTCGGGGAACTTTTTCAGAACCGCTTCTATGCCTGCAAGGCTTCGCACGACAAGAAAAATAGCCTTGTCTACTTCTACTACCCCTCGATTGATTCGGCTTTACCCAATGCCTCGGTCGTCTACAACTACAGAACGGACAGATGGGGGGCCGATGTTCCTTTGCAGATCGAAGCGACGACGGACTACGTTACAGGGGCGGTGAGCTATGATGGCCTAGGAGCCCTGTATGCGACCTACAATGACTTCCCGAATATGTCCTACGATCTCGCCTTCACGGGGAGCACCCAGAGCTTTCCGGCGCTTTTTACTACAAGCCACGTTCTTAAGACCCTGACCGGACCGGCGGGCAATACAAGTCTCACCACCGGAGACTATGGCGACGATGCGAAGTTCAGCACCCTCACGAGGATAAGACCGAGGTTTTTCGCTGCCCCGGTTTCAGCGACGCTCACCAACTACTACAGGAATAATACCGGGGATGCTCTGGTAACAGACGCCATCACGGCGCTTTCTAGCACGAATACTTTCGACGTTTTGAGAGACGCGCGCTGGCACAGGCTGCAGATGAATTTCTCGGGAGACTGGGAAATGCCGGGCTTCGATCCGGAGTGGATGGAATCTGGCCTTGAGTAAGCTCGTTTTGGATCTGATGGTGCCCCCTGAGTACGACAGGTCAAAGCTAGCCGAGATCGTGAGAGTCCTGTGTAACCAGGTCAACCAGCTTTCCGAAGGAAGGCTCAACGCAAGATATAACGCGCAAGTCTCCGTTCCAAGCGGAACGGCGGCGGCCTATGCGGTGGGGGACTTTGTGCCCGATTCACATTGCACGGTCAGAGGAAGCATCGCTCCTGGGGTTGCGGCGTCCTTTGTAAGGATAGGCTGGATATGCACGGCATCGGGGACCCCGGGAACGTTCCAGGAGGTGCGAGTCGCTACCGGCGCATGAAGCTCAAGAATCGCCTCGATATCACCTTCGAGGAGATGACTTCGAAGCTCGAGCGCGGCGAGATGCAGATGCACAAGTTTCCCCTTGGCTTCATCGTCACCCAGATCGTCGAGATTCACCGAGAGAGAATCCTCCACGTGGTGCTTCTGAGCGGTGAGAAGCTCGCGCGATGGAAAGACGAAGCATTAAGTTGCCTCAAGGACTTCGGTAGGCAATACCAGTGCAGCGCAATAGAAGCGCATTGCAGGCCGGGCCTGGCTAAGATGCTCAAGCCTCTCGGTTTCAGGACCATCAAGAAAATAATGAGGACGGAATTATGAGCGGCATATTCGGAGGCGGTGGCGGGACGGTCCAGACCCAGCAGCAGTCGAGTCCTTGGGGACCGGTACAGCCTTATCTGCAGGATGTCTTTTCACGGGCGCAAGGGCTTTCAAACATGCCCGCCCAGTCTCCCTTCACGGTGCAGGCGCAGCAAATGGCTGCGCAAAGGGCGATGGATCCGAATTCGCTCACCGGTCAAGCCCAAAGGACGGTGGGCAACACCATTTCAGGGCAGTACCTCAATCCGTCGACCAATCCCTATCTTTCCGGAGCGGTGAACGATGCCCTGGGACAGGTGCAGTCCAAGTTTGCGGGTCTTTACGGGGGGGCAGCAGGAGCCAACGTCAACAATACGGGTTACCAGGAAGGACTCGCCAGAACCCTTGCGAACACAGCTTTACCGTACTATTCCAACGCCTATCAGCAGGAAAGGCAGAATCAGCTAGGCGCCTCCCAGATGGCTCCTGGACTCGATTACACCCAATCCCAAGCTCTGGGAGCGGTCGGGGCCCAGCAGCAGGCGGCCCCGTGGACCCAGCTCCAGAACTACCAGGGAGCGATCTCCGGAGTCCCTGGAGGACAGGTGACGCAGCAGACTCCGTATTATACGAATCCATTTGCCAACGCCCTGGGTCTTGGACTGGGAGCGAGCTCGCTTTACAACAGCGGCATGTTCGGTGGCCTTGGCAACATGTTCACCGGTGGGGGCTACAGTCCCACGGCTGCTTTTGGCGGCATGGGGGCCGGAGGCGCTCTGGGGATGACCGGAGCGACTCTCGGCGGAACCGATTTCGCCTCCATGTTGGCATCCGGCCTGCTTGCGTTATAGGGGAAAATAAATGGCTGCACTCGACTATTTCGCAGATCCGCAAAACGTGGGTATTCTGGGCTTGGCCCAGGGCATTCTTCAGTCTGCGGGCCCGCAACCCTTCCCGCACAGCTTCGGCCAGGCCCTTGGCGCCGGATTCGGGGGCATGCAGTCAGCTCAGCATGCGGCGCTCATAAACCAGCTTGCGAACCAGCAGCAGCTGGGACTTGCCTTTGCCAACCGCAGGGCCCAGATCCAGGCCGATCTGCTTCAAAGGGCGATAAGCGGACAGCCGATGCTCGGCTCACCGAGCGGCTACGAAGGAGCGCTTTCTGCACAGCCGCCGGCTCAGAGCCCTCCGGGGGTTTCTCCTTCTACACTTCAAAACGCATTTCCTAGGATGCCGGCGCAGGAGGCCGGGGCGTTGTCGGCGGCAAATACGACAACTCCAGCTCCAGGCCCTGGATCCGGGCCGCCAGCCTATTTCAATCCCGAACAAATGTTTCAAGAAGGCCGGCTTATGAATTTTGCGGGCCTTCCTGGAGGCGATGCATTGATGAGCGGGGCTCTGGGGCACGATATACGATTGCGTCCCCCGACCGCCCTGAAGCCAGGGGGCAGTCTCGTCAGTGCGACGGGACAAAACATCTACACAGCCCCAAACATCCCGGTAGGAATGCAGATGACCGGGGGAACGGCCCAAAATATTCCAGGTTACATTCCGGCGCTATCTGGGCAGGAGCAAACGAGAGCGGGGGCCAATGCAATGTTCGCCGTGCACCCGGTGCAGACGGCAAGCGGCGCATCTATCCCAACGTTTGGCGCAAATCTTCCAGGCTTTCCAGGGGCAGCGGGAGTACAGCCGCCACCATCGATGACCCCGGCGCCTGCACCGCAACCAAGACCTTTCGCACCACCCGCTCAGGCCAAGCCTGATCCAGCCGACCCGTGGGCGAGCATGCCGAGGCTGGAAATTCCTCAGGGTCTAGGGCAGAGCACTTATCAAAAAGGCCGCATGGAAGACGCAGCAAAACTCGGCGGGGAGTTGACCACGAAAGCCTCCGACGCCGCCGGCATCGCCAACGAGAGGCTTGTCTACAACACACAGGCCCTCGATCTGGTGAATTCAGCCACTACAGGAAAGGGTGCGCTGTCCGTCGCCAATGTAAAAAACTTCCTGCACTCGAGGCTGAATGTTCCGCTGGAGATGATGGATAAAGTCGTTGCCGGGGATGCCAATGCAACTACGGCCCTTAACAAGGATTTGATCAACGCTGCGACTCAGAAAGCGAAGCAAGCCTACGGCTCGAGAATCACGCAGAGCGAGGTCATGCTCCAGATAAAACAAGCCTCGCCGAACGTCGATCAGCTGACCGGCACGATCAGATATCTCCTGCAAACCGATTCTGCGATGAGCACCTACCAGATTCAAAAAGCCCAGAACCTTGGAACCTATCTCAAGCAGGGAGGCGATCCGTATCAGTTCGAAGGATGGCATTCCCAAGCGTTCCCGATGAGCGCGGCGGTATCGAATATCCATCTGCCCGGTCCCCAGGCCAATGCCATGGAGACGCAGGCGAAATCTGCATGGGGGGCTTTTGAGCCGACCAAGTACGAGTACCGTCTAAACGAGGCGGGACAGCTTCAGAGGCGCGCAAAATGAGCGACTGGGAAACTGCCCCCGCTCCTTGGGAAAATGCCACGAGCGCCGGAGCGACCCCAGCTCCAGCCATGTCTCCACAACAAGTCGTAGCAGATATGAAAGCAAGACCTTGGGGATCTGGGGCCGCTAATGCCATCTACAATCTTGGCGGGAAGATCACTGATTTAGCTTCTAGTGCCGGTGCATCTCCAAATATAGCTGCTGCCGCTGGAGCCGCAACGAACTTTCTTGGCAATGCAATACCGGCGTTCTTTATGCCTGGCAGTAAAGAGCTTTCGGCAATGGATATATCTCACAATGCAATGGTTGCTCAAAAGGCGTCCATTTTGCAGAAGGGGAAAGACCTGGGCTTGAAGGTTCCACCTTCCCAGGTCAATCCATCATTAACGAACCTTCTTCTGGAAAGCGGCGGTGGAAAGGCCGCTACCGCACAAGAAGCTACCGTACTTAATGAGAATGTCGCCTATAAGATCGCCCAACGGGAGGCTGGCTTAAAACCTAGTGAATCGATCAATCCAGAGACTATGGCAGCAGCCAGAGACAGAATCGCGCAGCCCTACAGAGATATCGCCGCCCTTGAAAGCGTCGGGCCGCTTAGTCAACCCCCATTCAAATCGCCGGCTCAAACTCTGGAAGAACTAAAAGACTCCAGGAATAACGCCAAAGAGTTGTGGGCATATTACAACCGCTCGCAGAAACCTGAGGTTCTTAATCAGGCGAAACAGGCAAGCGCAAGATCAGATCAATTAGAAGAAGCGTTAGCAGTTCAGGCATCCGATGCCGGACGCCCAGAATTGGCGCAAGCTCTGCGTGAAGCTAGAATGGCTTTGGCTAAAAATTTCACGGTGGAGCGCGCAATGCGCGGATCATCTTTTGATCCATCCGCCCTCTCTCGTTTGGAGAGCCGTGGAAAAACGCCGTTGAGCGGCGATCTTGAAACCATCATGCAGATGTACCGCGATTTTCCGAAGGCGATGGCTGCGCCCCAAGTTGGCGGAAGCGTTGGGGTGCATCAATTAATGCCTTGGGGATTTGGCGCGGCGGGTGCAGGAGTCGGGGCAATATTGGGTGGCGGTCACGGAGCTTCACTGGGTGCTACCACTGGTCTACTTGCTGCCCAATCAATCCCGCCACTGCTGAGATCCGCAATTCTTTCTGCGCCATATCAGCAAATGATGGCGAATTATGCTCCTATCGCCCCGAGTGTTGCTCCCGCGCTCCTGACGTATGGGGCACTGCTGGGTCCTGGGGTGCTTGAGCGCAATCGTCAGTAGCATCGAGCCACCATGATTTACTAGGCTCAAGCCACCATGATTTGCGAGGCAAAGGTTCGAAAATCAAATGATCCCTGCGCCATTCCCTTTTCATCTGATGCATTTCAGCAATAAGTCTGCCTATGCAGAACACGATAATGCAGAGACCTATCGTAATTAGCAGCCAAGGCAGGGACATGGCTCTTGCTCAATACCTCAAAGTGGTCGAGCAGACTCTATTCAAGTAGATAAGCTCCTGTCAATAGGGGAAAAGTATGGCAGATATCTCAGTCGACCCGTGGTCATGGAGTAGTACGGCTGCCAGCAACCAGCCCGCTGGCACTACAGCAGTCGGAACCGGGCTCGATGACAACCTCAGAGCCATTCAGGCCGGCGCCAAAGCTTCCATGGAGCCGCTTTCGGGTGTTACCGGCACGAACACGGTAGCGGCGACATTTGCGGGTCTGAGTGCTTATGCAACCGGGCAGAGATTCTGGTTCGTCCCGGCAAATAGCAATACTGGGGCGATGACCCTCAATGTCACCTCGCTGGGCGCGAAAAATATCTTTCTGAATGCCGCGGCTCTGGTCGGCTACGAGATAAGGGCTAACCAACCAGTCCAAGTCTATTACGATGGGACACAATTTAACATCGTCTCCGGGGCTCATGGGGACGGAACCCCCATCGCAAGAATAAGCGATAGCGCTTGCGCCACCGCTCCCAGTGGACATTTGCTTTGCGATGGATCTAATGTTAGCCGCTCGACTTATGCCGATCTTTTTGCTGTTCTGAGCACGACTTGGGGCGCAGGAAATGGGTCTACGACCTTTGGTTTGCCTGATTCGCGGCGCAGGACTTCTGTAGGCTCAGGGGGAAGCGGCACCGGAACGCTCGGCAATGCCGTAGGTAACACTGGGGGCGAGGAAGCTCATGCATTGAGCATTGCAGAATTGGCCGCGCACACACATCCGGTCCCTGGAGACGCCGAGACGGGGGTAGGAGGAATTGTAGTAGTAGGCGCGACGGCAGCCACTCTAACCGGTGTGACGGCTTCCACTGGCAACGGCACGGCGCACAACACCATGCAGCCCTCCTACGTCGTCACCAAGATAATCAAATTCTGAAAGGGAGCACGAAATGATCCTTAATCTATCGCAACTCCCGGTCGATCAAACGATCTTTCTCGCCAAGTTCGCCGCCTACACGCAGGCGATGCGCGATCACGCTCTGACTGTCGGCGTGCCGGCCCCGTTTCCTGAATATGACGTTTTTCGGATAGCTTGGGAAAGAGGTGAGGGAATCGCGGTGCACGATGACACTCCACCGCCGCCGCCGACACCTCCAGCGCTGACGCCAGCGCAAATCGCTGCGAATAACTTAGCTTCCAAGAAAGCGCTTGCCATGAGTGCGCTCGACGAGCAGCGTCTGGCCGCAGCTCTTATCGATCCGCTCGCACCACAAGCTGTCAAAGATTACGCTGCCGCTAAGGGCGGCTAGGATGATCGTCCTATATATTTTCCTCGCCATTCCCGTGATGTGGGCGCTATTTCTCACGTACTGCACCATCATGGCCTCGCGCCGAAGCGGCAAGTTCTATCTCGCGCCCTGGCCGGTGCGCGCGCTCTCGTATCTGCTCCTCGGTATGCTCGTGGTGGCTGACGTTGGCTTCAACCTCACCATCGGTTCAGTTCTCTTCCTCGAACTGCCGGATTTTCATCAGCCCACCTTCACGCAGCGCTGCGCGAGCCACAGAGAAGATCAAGACTGGCGCGGCCGACTTGCACGCTGGGTCTGCACCGGATGGCTCAACCCGTTCGAGGAAAACCACTGCCGGTGACCGAAGTCCAGCTAAAAGAATTCCTCCTAGCGCTCATCCAAGAAGCTGATAGGCGCTATGAGCAGCGCTTCGAGCTTCAGGATAAGGCGGTGACTGCCGCGCTCGCGGCGGCAAAGGAAGCTGTAAGTATAGCCGCGGACAATGCCGACAAATGGCGAGCAAACGCCAACGAGTGGCGCACCGCGATGGATGATCGCGAGCGGCAGTTTCTATCAAAAGGGATGGGGTACGTTGTTGGCGCTCTGAGTACGGTTTCCCTTATTCTGACCATCGCGCAGAGGTTTCATTGACTACCGACGATCGCCGCTCGACCGACAAGTGGGCCGGACGCTGGTCCGCGTTCTTCGACTGGATCGATGAGCGTGACGTCGATAAGCACGCGGTGAGCCTGGCCATCCTCGCCGGCACGATTCAGCTAACGCTGTGGGCCGAGCACTTCGCGGAGACGGGTAACCGTCCAGGGCTAGAAGTAGCTGCAATCCTCGCAGCGGTCTTCGCCCCCTATATGCTGCTACAGGGTGCAGCGCTGAATTGGTACTTTAGGAGGCAGCAATGAGCGGCGCAAATACAGCTCTCACAACTGAACTCAACGCGACGAACGCAGCGCTCACTGCGCTCACAGCGCGGGTGGTCAAAGCCGAGACTGCAATCACGGACTTGCAAGCGCGCATGATGAAGGTGGAGGCCGCGTTGCTCCCGGCGCCGGCCCCTGCGCCAACCCCCACCCCGACTCCAACGCCAACGGACCCGCAGATCCAGTGGAAGGCGAGCATGGAAGCTGGCAACCTGAGTCAGTGGAGCGAGAAGGTGAATAGCGGGAGCGCCGACACGACCGTGGTTACTGCTGCGAGCGTTGGCATTCCAGCACGCGCCAGTAGCGCTTATGTGATGCAGCAAGCGGTGACCGGTGCTCCTGGTGGCACGAGGATGCAGCGCTACGATGAGGTCGATCGGCTCTGCCGAGCTGGGACGAAGCTCTACTGGAGCTGGTACGACTACTTCCCCACGCCGGTCAGCTTCGACGCTTCCGGCATGTACCAGATTTGGGGATCGCTGAGCATGCAATCGGCTGTATTCGGATCTGTCTCTGATGTGTTCTTCAGCCTCGGCTTCACACCTACTGGCAACGCCTTGCGGCTCACCTATAACCCGACGAGCCGGGCGAGCCTGTCACCCAAAGTCGAATATGTGAGTCCCACGCCTGTGCCAGTTGGCAAGTGGAACTTCTTCGAGATCGAGTATCTTCCGCGGGGAAATAACACCGGCTCGTTCCGGCTGTGGATGAACGGAGCGCTGATCTTCGAGCTGCTCAACATCCAGACGCAATACCCGCTCGTCGGCCAGACGCCGCTCCTCACGGTGATCGAGCAGACCGGCTACGGCGACGTAGCGTTTGCTCATTACGTGGACGACGTGACGCTCTCGCTAGGGAGGATGCCTTGAAAGCGTTCATCCTCGCGCTAATCCTCACCGCACTCCTGCTCGACGCGCATGCCGGCACCATTGGCGATCCCTTCACCGGCACGCCAATTTACATCAACGGCATACCTGGCGCAGTCACGATCATCGAAGCGGAGAACTTCGACTTAGGCGGTGAGGGCGTTGCCTTCCATGATCTGCACTCCTGCGCCGCTGGCTGCACACAGGCATATCGACCGGACGGAATCAATGTCTGCGTAGCGGGAGCTATCGCCTTCGTCAGCTACTGCGATCCCGGATTATCTGGATGGGTGCAGTACACGGTTCAATTTAACTCGTTTGGGAACTACACAGTCGAGCTACTAATCGCTATCGCCGAGGGGAGTGCGGAGGCGGCTTACCATGTTGAGCTTGATGATAAGCGCTACCCCGACACCGGAAGCTATGCGCTCGGCCCTGCGTTTACCGCGGGATGGACTTCGTTCGAGTGGCGCGGCAAAAGTGACTTGATCGGCGTGGTGCCTGGCGTCCATCGCTTGAGGATCGTCGTCGACCATGGCTGGTTCAACTGGGACTCGATCCGCGTGAAGTACGCCGCTGGCATAGAGTGGCAACAGGTTCCGGTCTGGCGCGTGTATCCGTGAATGCCCCGGCAATGGAAAGGACCGATGGCAGCACGAGTGGCGCGGGCGTTCAGACTAGCGCGCGAGATAGACTGGGCGCTTCCGTCGGTACCTCTTATCCCAGCGAAGAAGAAACGCAAGAAATGATCCTGCTTTCTCTTGGGCGGATGCCTTGAACATCTCCGAGGCTGGCCTCGAGCTGATCCGCGAGCACGAAGGCTGCAGACTTGAAAGTTACCAAGACAGTGTCGGCATCTGGACTCTGGGATTCGGCCACACAAAAGGCGTGAAGCGGGGCGATATCTGCACTGCCGAACAGGCCGAAGCGTGGCTCGCTGAGGACGTGAAAACCGCAGAGCAGTGCATCGAGGCGAACGTGACAGTGCCGCTCACGCAGGGAGAGACCGATGCACTCGGAAGCTTCATTTTCAACCTAGGTTGTCGTGCCTTCAAGAACTCGACGCTGCTTCGAAAGCTGAATGAGGCTGATTATGATGGGGCTGCGGCAGAATTCAAACGCTGGGACCATGCGGGAAACGTTCAACTCGCCGGCCTGACCGCCAGGCGCAAGGCCGAGGCAGACATGTTTGAGACAACTGCGTAAAGGAGTTGGACATGACATTGAAAGAAGCGATGAAGCGAATCGAGGAACTGGAGCGCAAAGTAAAGGAGCTTGAATCGCGACCGCAACATTTGCACTTCCATAATTCACTGATGCCTCCCACCTACATCTCCTGCATCCCGCAGCCGTACCCACTGTGGCCGACGACCTACGCGCCGTATCTGCCAATCGGCCCGACGTGGACTGCTGGCGCTGACGGTCAAGCAGGCTGCGGCAATCTTCCTGTCATCTTTAACACCTGATGCCCTGGCTGCTCCTGCGTTCACCGTGGACGTGGGTGGCCGCGGCGCTGCTCGGCTTGGGTGCGTGGGGCGGCCTCCAGACCTTCCGGCTGCACGGCTGCCAGGATCACCTAGTCGCCGCCAAGGAGGAGAATGCTGCGCTGCGGGACAGAATCAAAGATCAAAACGATGCCGTCGACCGGCTAAAGGCTGACGGGGATGCCAGGGTGGCCGATGCCTCCAGGAGGCTGCAGGAGGCTGCGGGCGCGACGCGCAAAGCGGTAGATGAGGCAGCCCGTCTCAAGGCCCTGACGGCCAAGGCGCGCCAGCCCGAGAAGCCGCGGCCGCTTTCCTGCCCGCCCTCTGGCGCCGACCGAGCTGTGAGCACGATCCGGGAGGGCTTGTTGTGATCGGTCGACGGGTTTACCAAGATGCCGAAGGGAAGCTCTTCCTCGCGGAGGGCGACTACGGCAAGGATGCGGAGGGTTGGTGGAACGTGCGGCCGCCTAATTCCGGCGCTGGTTTCATCACCGGGCCAACCGCCAAGCCAGCTTGGATCATCACCGAGCACGAGGACGGCACGATCACGGCGAGCCCGTCGATTGATACCGGACAGTGGCACGGGTTTCTGGAACGCGGCGTATGGAGGAAGATATGAGGGCGCTCGCCTTCCTGCTGCTTGCCGGCTGCGCTACTGAGCCGCTGCCGCCCACCGCCAAAGTTCCTGTCGGCGTGACTTGCCTACCCCCAAAAGTGCCCGCGCGCCCGGCGGTAAGCTCGAACGCGGACCTCAAGGCGCTGGACGACGAGGGGCTGGTGCTGACAATTGCTGCGGAGCGGCTTTCGCTGATCGGCTACTCGGCCCAGGCCGAAGCGGTGATTCAGGCCTGCAAGTAGCATCCCTTCAGGGTTGCAGCCATTAAGTCCTCTCCATGAAGCCTTGCGCCACTGCTACATCCATCCAGAAAGCGATCCCACCGCCGTTAGGCTCGAACCATTCGCAGATCGTTTTGTCGTCTTTCCACACTCCAGATTGTCGGAGGTTGCGAGAAAACTTCTCCACCATCGGCTCCGGGTAGCGAGTGAATCTAGCAATAGCCTTCGTGGAAGCTCCGACCTGTATAGCGGCCAAGAGGCATACTGCAGCCCTAAAGGGCTCGCTGTCGCGCTCAACATTGCGGTCCATCTTTCGCACCTCACGTTTGATCTGCGCCAAGGTCACGCCTTCACGTTCTTGATCGGTAGTGGACGCAGCCACCGCAGGCTCTTGAACGCTAGGCGTCTCGCGACTGGCGATGCCTGTTGGCGAATCAGACGCCTGCGGGGCTGCGTTCTCTAATTCGGCAACCTGCGCCTGGACCGCCTCCTCGGTGATCGCCAGCGCCTCCTGCATCACATCGGGTAGCTCGGCAGAGGGATGCTTGGTAACTTCGAGAATCCAGGCATCCATGAGCATCACGGCTTCAGCCAGTATGCGGATGCCTTTGTTGGTGATGTCGTAGGCCACTGACTCCAGAACGTAGCCGCTAGGATTTGGGCCTTGCTCGTCAAGCCAATTACGAGCAA